TTTAAAATCATCAAATCCATCTACCTTAACTGTCACATCAACATATTCACCGCCAGTGATTCCCTCTCGACCTATCACTTGGTCGATATCAACAAAGGTGATCGTCATTGCTATTGAAGGACTTTCGACACTTTCATAGTAATCAATTATGGGATTTCCACGAACTATATCATAGTTCTCTTTTAACGAAGATCCTTCACTAGGAATCAATGAACATTTATCAATGAGAAATTTAGTTTCCATTAATCTAAGTACCCCGCTACTGATGAAGCTTCATCAGATGATGTGATTTGTGAATATTTTTTTGATGTTCCTGTCAAGAGTGATATGAAGGGTATGTTAGGTGCAGCGTTTTTGATCTCTGCATCAGATACCTGTGGTTCATTTGCTGGAACTGGTATTGCAGTATTTTGATCCACTGCATTTCCATTTTGAGCTATATTTTGTGTAACTAACTGTGATACAGTGTCATTAAGATTATCTATACCCAAGTTTTGATAGATGTTACTAGAAAAATCTTTTTCGTTACTCTCTACCACAGGTTCTATAGATATCTTCTTTTCATAAGGATTTTCTGGAAAATCAAGGTCGGGATCAACTTCAATCAAACCCATATCATCTGTTTTGCCTTTGATTTCAAGACCCACGTTTGTTTTAATACTCCTTGTATTAACATCAAATTTGTCCTCAAGTATTATTCCCAAATTTCGCAACATTCTTTTTTCAAATCCTTTCAATTCTAATGATTTATCTCCTTTCTTAGCAGCTACCTCTGATTTTACTCGTCTATCATTCAATTCTGTAAACTTTTGTATAGCATCTTCTTTAGATAATGAATCTAAGTAACCACCTTTGTCTACCGTAAGTCTTTTACCTCCATCTGTATATGTCACTCTCTCTCCTTTCGATTTTTCATCATCCGTATCATCCTTCTTACCAAATAATTTTCTACCCAAGAAGCCAGCGACACCACCACCTTTCACAAAATCCATAAGTTTGTTTTCTTTTTTTTCTTCTTTAACTTCACCACCTTCATCAGAATATGTATTAATACCCTTCCCCTCTTCGTCCTTCTTACCAAATAATTTTCTACCCAAGAAGCCAGCGACACCACCACCTTTCACAAAATCCATAAGTTTGTTTTCTTTCTTATCCTTTTTATTAGAGGATGAATATGATTTTTTAACGAAATCATAATGTTTTCCAACATCAAGTTCATATCCACCATATTCTAAAGTATCGTTATAATTTTCTTTAAATCGATACAAATTACTTTCTGGGCCATATACGTCAATCGCAGTCTCTCTATTCATATCTTTAAAGATGACATCTTCTCTGAAATCACCCTCAAGAATATTAATTTGTTTTTTATAGTAATGTTGTTCCGCTCTTTCTGGTGTCACGCCTGGCCCTAAAGAACTTTCATCAACAATAAATTTTAAGCCAGGGCCTAATCTTCCTGAGTACTGAATATCCGTACTAAATGTAGAAGATTCTGGGTTTGTTGCATCAACCTCTTGTGCTTTATTTTCTTTTTCTTTTTTGCCAAATATTTTTCTGCCCAAGAAACCAGCGACACCACCTTGTTTGACAAAGTTCATCAATTTATTTTCTTTCTTTTCTCCTTTTTCAACTACCTTATCATCCTTAAGATTTAGTTCTTTTTTTATCTCTGATTTAATTTCTTCTTTTACTTCTTTTTTCTCATCTTTCTTTCTACCAAACATACCACCAAGTCTAGCAAATGGATTTATTGTTTCCATTATACCACCAGCTAACTTGCCTTGATCGGGTTTCGGTCTTTTCCCACCAAATCTACCAAGACCCATACCACCAAGCACAGCACCAAAAGGCCCACCAAGCATAGCTCCTATACCTAATGGACTACCAGCAATAAGTGATCCAATAGTGGCAGCACCACTAAAAAGACTACCAAAAAATCCTTGTTCTTTAGGTGTCGCTTTTCTATCTTCACCTGTTCTTCTGGAGCCTGGGGCGCCTGGAGCGCCTGGAGCTCCTCTATCTCCCTTCTCTCCTTTTACTCCCTCTGCTCTTGCAACCATCTCCTGTTTCTGGATTGCATCTTGTTGTTCTAATATTCTATCCTTTCTCTCATTTTCTCTAATCTTATCATTCTCTTTTAAAGCTTGAACGTCTGTTTGTAATGAAGTTACAATAGACTGAAGACCCTTAAGTGTTTCTTTTGCGACTTTAATTTCCTCAAAATTTTTATTGGATGATTCTAAGGCATCACTAGCCACCTTGTCAATCTTTTTGATTGACTCAAAAAAATTAGCAATCGTAATTTTTTTACCAGTAGTGCCTAATTCTTCTTCATCCATACATTCCCTGTCCGTGCTTTCGGATACCCTCCGCTTGTTGATGTTCTAATTTTTGATCCTCGATATATTGCTGTAAAAGAGCGATGTAAATATCTCTCTCCCAAGGCATCATGTTTTCGAGCTCTGTCAAGCTATATTTATGGTATTGCATGAGAGAAAAATTGATACGATAATACGATTCAAGATTCTCTCTTGCAATACTCACCCGAAAAAATCGGCTAGGCCCTCCAAAACGACACTACTTTTTTGTTTTGTGTTTGGATTTACAACTTCAATGGTATGAGATAATTTAGGCATCGTAGAGAAAAATTTCTCTACCTCTTTATATTGTTTTGAATTTAACTGTTCCACAAACTGCATTCTCTCATCTGAAGAATAATCTTTTCCATCCCATGCATCCTCCTTTGTATATACAGTATCAATGCAATCAGCAACAACTTTGAATGTTTTATCAACAACAACTTCTGGATCATCCTCAACTTCAAAGTTGTTTTCAATAAATTGATTTATTGATGGATACTTCATACGAAGAGTCATGTTATCATCTAGAACAATGTCAATCTTATGATCCTTTGGTTTAACAACTTTAATCTCATCCACATATACTGTTACTGGAACCTCCGTTTGTCCATCATCAGGGCAAGTTACAGTCATCTTAATATCTTCACCGATTGATTTAGCACGAATATTTAAAAAGATATATTCAATATCAAATGTTGGTAAACTATCAACATCCACTCCTCTCGTCAAGATACATTTTTTTAATACATCTGTGACAGCGTTTGTGATCTCTGACTCACTCTTTGATTCTAAAGCCAGAATTAAAATTTTTTCCTCTCTAACAAGAAATGGTCTATATTTTATTTTCTTACTTGATGAGGGCAACTTCAACTCATATGTTGGAGTATCGATTGTTGGTAAGGGCATAATTTATGAATTCAGTGTTTTATTTAGCGGGCTCCACTACCCCTTTTGCGGTTTCTGTAGTTTGTGTCTGGATTATTATAGGGAGTATTTCCTTTCTTCATAATACCACCAGATCTTAAAGTTGTAGTTCCCAAAGGAAGTCCACCTTGGCCACGCTTTATTCTTTGAACTTGGTCATTTGAGTTAACAACATTTTCAAATGTATTGACGACAGCCACGTTTGAATCCTCATAATCAAATTTTGTAAAAAATCTATCATATGAGAATTGCACACTACATTGTAACACATTTGGGTCTCCATAGGCAAGTCTCATTGATGTCATGTCAACAGGCCAAACATTCACAAACTCATAACTGGTCATGTTAGATTTATACTCTGATTTATCCTCTTGGTTATCGGTGAAAGTATCTCTCTCAAACTTCGTGAGGTGAATAATCTCTTTGTAATCTTCTGGATAGTTAAAACGTGAAAAAGCTCCATGACTTCTTCTATCAGTCATAATCGGATTGATAAATGTCATCCAGCTCTCTAATACTTCAAGAATGACCATATCCACGTCACAATAAAAAGTAAGATTTAACGGAGGAAAATTTCTTAATTCTGGAAATTCCTCTTGAATACCTTGATGATGTCCAATCGCAAAAGTTTTTGTAAAATTAGTGCCTGGAATCTCAGCTTGTGTGCATAACAAGGACATTTTTCTCTTAAAATCAAATCCTTGAGTTCTTTTTTTGCCTGGCAAGTTGTTTTCCAACCACTTATCAACCTTTCCGAATGAGAAATTTACTTGATATAGAGTATCAAGAGAAGGTCTTGCAACACTACCTCTGACATCTAAAGGACTGCCTTTAAATATTTCTGATCTTCTTGGGAATAAATTATTTTCTGACACAATAAATAAATTTAAGTTGTTATTACTATATATGAGCTATAAAGGAATATATAGGCCCTCTAATCCTAAAAAATATAAAGGAGATCACCGTAATATTATTTATCGGTCTCTTTGGGAGAGAAAATTTATGAATTATTGTGATTTGAATGAGAATATACTTGAATGGGCTTCTGAAGAATTTTGGATTCCTTATAGAGACCCAACCACAAATCGTGTTCGTAGATATTTTCCTGACTTCTTTATTAAATACAAAGATAAGGATAGCAATATTCGTAGATCAGTAATTGAAGTCAAACCCATGAGAGAAACCCTTGAACCTAAAATCACAAAGGGTAAGTCAAGAAAAACTTTAATCAATGAATCAATGACCTACGTTAAAAATCAAGCAAAATGGAAGGCAGCAAAAGAATTTTGTGAGGATCGTAAACTGGAATTTAAAATCATGACCGAGAAAGAACTAGGAATCAGATGAGCATTCTTAAGACCATATTGAATAAAGTTACTAATCAAGTTAGTGAAGATTGGTTTCGTAGTCAATTGATTGAAGAACTTGGATCTACTAATTTTGATGACGACGCTGCGGATACAGGTGGATTTGCACCTGGCCAATTATATTTTTTCACATATTCAGCACAGACAAAACAACCATATTATGACATGTATCCACTTACATATGTGATTGAGTATCAAACAGGTGGATTTTTAGGTTGCAATCTTCATTATGTTCGATTAACTCAAAGAGACGAACTTGCAATAAGCTTACTAAATAACTCTGCTCAAGGTGCGGTTGCAGTTCCTCGAAGAACTCTACATAAATACTTATATACTGGTGTCAGAGGACAACCATATCGTATTCCAAGTAGTGAATGGTCTGATGTGGCACAACTACCGACTGAAAGATTCGTTGATATGAGGGGCATTCCAGTCTCAAGAGACAGAGTTTACAACAAAAACTAATGGCAAAAAGTAGAGTTTATACACAAGACGATGATTCAAAGGTTTCTTTTGAGTTTGGCTCAAATGGCAAATTAATTGGTATTACAAAAGATGGAGCATCTCTTGATCCTACAACTCAAGAATTTGAAGATTTACAGGATGGCGATGATGCTCTGGATGCGTATAATGTTAATAAGTTTGGTGGAAATATAAATTCATACGAAGATATAATTGATGTTGATACAGATGTGCTCATAGCACAACACAATAGAGAAGAGAAAAAACAAAATAACGCACAGTTTGTAGATAATAATACAGAACAACCTCTTGCTTTTACAAGTCCTCGTGACGGATTTGCTGGATATACGAGACCAAAGAGAGCGAGTGAAGTCATGGCATATCCTCTCGATATTGATACTAATCAGGATCACATGAAGATTACCAGATATGAGTATCGTAGACCAACTGTAAATCAAAGTAAACCAGCTGGTAAAGTAAGAAGAATTGACCTTCTCTCACCTCAAACAGGATTTATCAAAGAATATAATGTTGCTGGTGACACCGTAAAAGGTAGTAAAATTGGTGGAAGTATCATACTTCCGATGCCAAAAGCTACAGATGTCAATGCAGTTGCATGGGGAAAGAGTGAGTTAAATATTCAAGGACTTGCAGCTGTCGGTGCAGCACAAAAAGCTGCTGGTCTTAGTGGTTTACTTGGTTTAAACATAACAGGAAAATCAGCAGAGGACACAGGAAAAGATTTCGTGGCAAGTTTAAGAAATGGTGAAGGAATGAGAAGATTTCAAAATACTGGTGCTGGTATTAGGGGTTTTGGACAGGCGAATGCTACCAACTTCATAACTAAACTCGCTGGTGGTGCATTTGGTACAGAATTAAATCCAGATACTTTCTTGGCAAGACATGGTGGTCGAGTCTTGAATCCAAATGCAGAGATGTTATTTCAAGGGCCTGCGATCAGAGACTTTGCTTTTGAATTTACTATGGTTGCAAGAAGTGAGGAAGAAGGAAAAGAAATTAGAAAGATAATTCGTTTTTTAAAATTAGGCATGGCACCAAAATTTCAAAGTACAACCTTTATAGCAAATCCCGATGTATTTCAACTGGAATATAAAAGAGGAACTGGAGATGGTGAAATGTTAAAAACTGTGAACCAGTTTAATCCTGGCGGCCTTGCATTGACATCCATGAATGTGGATTACGCTCCAAGTGGATATTGGGCTGCATATCAAGACTCTCAACCAGTGGTTCTTAAAATGGGTCTTAACTTTACTGAATTAAGACCTATATTCCAAGGCGATCAAGAGGTCACTCCAGAAGATAGTGTAGGTTTATAACATGACATATTCAAAATCAAATTCTTATTTTAGAAAACTTCCTGACCTAGATTACCCATCACTAGCGAATGAAAGAACTTCTGCTTATGATTATCAAATTGTCAAAAACATATTCAAGAGAGCTATTCTTCGTGATGACATCTTTAATGAAGCCACCGCTTTCACGAAATACTCCGTGCAAGGTGATGAAAGACCAGATCAAGTTGCATACAATTTTTATAGAGATTCTGCACTTGATTGGGTAATATTGACAACAAACAATATTGTTCATGTTAGAGATGAATGGCCTATGGGAAATCAAGATTTTTTAACTTATATAAATGCAAAATACACAAGCGAACAACTATCAAATATTCATCACTATGAAACTAAATTAATAAGAGATTCAAATGGAAAATTGATTCAACCAGAGGGTCTTACAGTCCCAGAAAATCATTCAATCACTTTTTTAGATAATGGTTCTTTACGAACAGAATCTCAACTTACATCATTTACCTTTTTTGATCATGAAAGTAATTTAAATGATAAAAAGAGAGAAATCAGTATTTTAAGGCCTGGATATCTAAGTGTCTTCCTAGAGAATTTTGAAGACATCATGGAATATAAAGAATCAAAGCAATTTGTAAGTGAAACACTCAAAAAAACAGAGAATCCAAGACTAATTTCGCCATAAAAAAAGAGGTCACTTTGAGCGACCTCTGGCGTAAAAAATGGCCCGAAATTTTTTTCGGGGTATTTCCTAATTTTCAGCTAGTTTTGCAAAATAGCTGAGTGCATCTTCTTCATCCTCATCTGTATTTACAGAGGATGGAGTTGTGTCAACAACAGCACGACCTTCACTTAAGTCCTCTAAGTTATTATCTTCATCAATAACTTCGGGG